CGTTGCTCTGTAACCCACTTCTTCCAGGCTTCTGAGGACATACTTGAGAACGGGTTCTCCGTCTTTGGTTTTGCTTGAGATAATTCCTTCGACATTCTCAAGAAAGACAACTGAGGGTCGGCACTCTCTGATTCCTTCGAGGATATAGGGGAAGAGATGCCGAGGGTCTTCTGTTGATTGCTTTGTTCCAGCATTTGAGAAAGGTTGGCAGGGGAATCCCCCAGATAAGATGTCCACACATCCTCGAAACTTTCTGAACGGGAATGTTTTAAGGTTCGTGTGAATAGGTGCTGCATCCATTTGTTCCGTTTCAATCTTGTTAACCAAGTTTTGTATTGCGAAGGTTTCGATCTCCACATAAGCAATTGTTCGGCACTCTGGCAGAACTCTTCTGAGTCCAAGGTCGATCCCTCCGTATCCTGAACAGAGGGACAGATGTCTGATAGATTCTTTGGTATTATCCACATTATTTATCCTTTCTTATCTACAAAAGGAAAAGATTTATAATCATATAAACCTGTTCCTTCTCTAGCAAATTTAGATTTGATCATCAGTCTCCACATATCTTCTACTGGTTGAAGTTCTTCTTGTGTGACAGCCGGGCATGAGGGGTAATTAGAATTAAATTTTATTCTTTTATGATTCTTTTTAAACGATACCCTCTCGATACCTCCACAGACCCTAACAGTAATGCCTTTTACGATACATAATATTGCTACATGTGATTTGAAGGCATCAGTATTTTTAAAAATAAGATGACCATTATCATGTCTCGTTGATTTGACATCAATGGATATGTCTCCTGACCAGAGATCAACACCTGTGTCTACTCCAAAATGAAACGGGTCATATTCTAATTCAAATACTTTGGCTACTGCCATCTCTGATTTGATGCCGTCAATATCTATATCGCTATCAGAACGATTAAGATCTATTTTTTGGTTGCCCACTCCAGAAGCCCTTGCAAGCTGTGAGCGAAAGGCTCCTGCCTGTGCAGCTTTAGCCATATCTCTGTCGCTTAACCTTAATAATAAAGTCATACTTCCTCCCTTAAAACTTTATATGCTAACGATCCACATATGCATTTCCATTCTACATCTATCATTTGTGGTTCATCTTCTAGTTTATCATCACTGTCAGTTGTAGGAGTTGTTAAACATTTAAACTTTTCTGCTGTATCAATCTTTCCACAATTAAAACATTTTATTTTTACTTGTTTCATAACCCTCTCCTTTGTTAAAGTTCTTCCCATCTGTAATTCCAGTCACTACACAATTCATCAATTGATTTGAAGGGAGACTTTGCTGTTGCTCCGAACTCCCCCCAGTGTTCATCGAACCAGATGCTGTAATTATTTACTCTTTCATCACCCTCATTCCAACTGTTCCAGGAAATAAAACCTAAATATTTCTTTTTAGAATCGTATATCACTATATTTGCTATTTCTAAATCAAGCAAAAGATCTAAGCCTTTTAATCTTTTTCTTTTTTTATATGAACCAACAGGGGGTCCCCCGTCTTGTCTGTCTACTTTATAATATCCATCATCACCAATTAAAGTTTTAACAAGTATGTATGACAGTGGTTGTAGTCCTTTCATAATACTCTCCTATCTGTCTCTGCTAATTTCAATGTCTTTGCCAAGAAGGTGTCTCATGTACGTAAGCATATGCCATACTGCAAGGTCATATGGTTTTCTGTTTGTCTTACAACAATTAAAACCATCCTTAAATTTTTGTCTTTCGATTGAAAAATACTCATGCGCATTGTCACCTATGCCATTTATAGAAATATGATCCGAATTGTTTCGAACTACTTCGATTTTATGTGTCCCTGCACCTGCGGAGTCTTTACCCATGTATTCCATCAGGTACTCGACTTCTTTCTGAATTTCCATCCAGTCATGCCGTGAAATATCTTTATGCTGTGTCCAATAATTTGTGTAACCCATAGTCTCTCTCCTTTAATTTAATTTAGAATGTTTTAAGGCTTCAGATGTTTGTTGAAACAAACAGTAGTAATCATTACTTTCTTTTTCAGATTGAAGGTTTGATATGATTTTATTTTTTTCTCTTATGCATCTCTTAAGTTTGTTTATTTCTTTTCTAAGTATGCTTGCTTCTGACATTTCGTTCTCCTTTTAGTTGGTTTATACGAGATCTTCTTCAAATAAATCGTGATGTTGATCATCAAACTCACAATGATATGTCCAATCAATTATTACAGATGGAAATAGTTCCTTGAGTTTCTTTGCTACTGGGATGGGTGCTGCCCAGGCTGTTTCAAAATCAACTGCTAAAGCAGTTTTGTCTTCTGATACTTCAGCATGAGATTCAAAAGCATCCCATTTAGTTCCCCAATTTTCACAGTTCCAATCATACCAATTGTATTCTCCATATTTTTCATATTCTTTATCACCTAAGTTTCCTAAGAAAAGATCTTCAGGTTGTGGAATAATTTTATTGAATGTTACTTTACCATCATCCAAGAAAACCTTTTCAATAGATTGAATCTCTTCTTCAGTACCAGAAAATAGTACAGAGTTGGTTGTAATGTTAGGCATATTTCTTTCCCTTTCTTTGAGTGATTAATATTTTAAATTGAGTTAATTTTATTCTCTAATATTTTTATTTGGTCTTTAAGGTTAGAAACCTCCCGGTACAGATCATTCTTGCTTTCTGTAGGAAATTCTTTAGCTTTCATTTGGAATGCCCTAATCATATCCGCATACAATTCTGGACACGCTTTCTTTAAACCTCTTAGGTTTAAGGTTTGTTCCTTGCTAGGGTAATGATCTCCATCATCTTCTGTATTTCTATGATTTATTGTCCAGAAATTTTTCAACCTTTCGAGGTTAGGTGTGTCTTTTATTTCTTTAAAAATTATTTCAGCAGTTAAATTAAAATCTCCGTAGTCTTTATCCATGTAGTCCTCCTGTGTTTGGTTTAATATTTTAATCCATTATGCCATCGTAATAGAATGCCTCGACACCCATTGATTTTAGGAAGTCAAGCGCAGGTTGCACACTTTGAGATGCAGATATATTTCCCTGGGTTGGTGGTGATTGTATGATTGATTTCTTTTTGTAGTTTCTTGCTCTTGGAGGGATATAGTAAAGTTGAATGGCCTTACCTAGACAGCATGACCCTTCATCTTTTTCCCCTTGTAACTCCCATTCTTTATGCCACATACGATCAGCCGCTGAAATATAATGACTGATATCTTTTATATCTTTGTCTTGATAAACTTCTATAGTATTTCCATTGTAATCTTTCATAGTCTTCATAGTGATTCTCCTTTATTTAAAAAATTCTGCATAGAAATCTTCTAGTTTTTCTAAAGCAACATCTAGTGTGTCACCTTCTTCTGCGCAGGAAAGAACGGAGTCTAAACCCTCGGCCTGCCCAACCCGACCATCAAAATACTTTTTAAGTTCTTCAAGCCGAGAGGGATTGTTCGCAGAGTAATCGTTACATCCTCCCCTCCCAGAGTTGCTTGCTTCACATATAGTCTTGTTGTTTTCAACTACATCTAAAGTCCAAGCTCCAGTGCGTAGTTCTTCTATATTTTTTACTATTATGTTTTCGATATTCATACGGCTCTCCTAAATTTGTTATCTCTGTAGTCATTACAAGCCTGTTGGTACTTTTTCCATCGCCTAAGAAGAAAAAGTCCAGCCTGTAATCGAGACTCCTCTTCCTCAGTGTTACGACCAAACTGTAATGCTATAGTCATGTTTCTCGTGGCATGTTGTGTTGTGTTGTATCCTACAATTTTACACGCTTCATCCATCGTCATAATTATTCTCCTAATAAAAGAAACCTTGGTTGGGACAATCTTCACTAGCGTTTAGATGTTCGTACTTATAGACAAGACCATTTTCATCTGCTGGTTCTGAGGTAATCTTTAGTGGGAAGGGTGTGACTGGAACGATCTTCTTCTCAATCCATTCCCCACTCTCAATTAAATCATTAGGTGTTTTGCCTGAAGGCTCTTGTACCACATCAAATCCACCATTGAATTGTGTAGACTTCACTCCCATTTCGTTTGGGTTCCAATGAAAGTGATGGTTGTTGCCGTCTTTGTCTTGGTAGCAGACACCCATATTAATCATCAATCCTATGTCTCGTGCCTCATTCTCTGTCGATACGTCAGGTAATTTTAAGGATGCAAAATTCATAACGTACAATATGGCATAAACATCAAGTGGATCTATTCCTTCAATATGTATCCTTCCATACCCATCATAAAGACCTTGTATCTGATTAAGTAAAAACAAGTTCCCATACTGTTCATTCTCTTCTAAGAATTTCTTTGGCGTGGAATCAGGCCAATCACTAGGAAGGTGAACACTTACATAACTATCTACTGGAATGGATTTGTTAGTGTCTGCATCTAAGAATGAAAATAATCCCATTACTTTTCTCCATTTGTGTTAATGATTTCTTGTAGTTCCTTTAATTGATTCTCAACTTGCGTGTTATTAGCTTTTATTTCTTCTGGCTTAACTTCCATTTTATCAAATGCTTTTTTCATTTGTTCTAGGTTGTTGTTATGTGTCTCAAGCCATGTCTTTTCCATGTGTCTCTCCTTTGGTTATATGTTTAGTTAGATGTGCCGTTAGGTCGAACAACGAATCCGTTAGTATTATTGACGGCACTGCCCTTGGCATACAATGCTACTACAGAGTTAGCAGGATCTTTGAAACGAAGATCGCTCTCATCTCCAGAGACAACCCGTTTGCCCATAAAGGTCTTGGGTATGTTCTCTTTCTTGTCGAAGACAACAGCCATGTTGAAGTTATTCTTCAGTGCTTTACTGACAACCTTCTGATACCCAGGTACACCAGAATAACTAAATGTTAAGTGATAATTCTTAGGCACTTTTCTGTTGGGTACTTTGGTGTAATCATAGAATTGTATGTGTGGAAAATCCGTAAACAATTCTGGTAACTTATTCTCCCAATAAATATCTGATGTGCCATTAATCCTAACAGCAGGTACAAGGTTTTTCCTCTTGGCTGCACGTTCTAATCTGCGTATCTCCTTGTAAAGAAGTTTCTTAAACTCTTCAGGATACTGAAGCATAAACAGAGTGCGTTGCAATCGAGACATCTTAACAGTTGCAAACTTCCCTCGCCCTGCTTCTTTCAAGCAGTCTTCGGCACATCCTGCGAGTTCATGTAATGGACATAGGTTCACACCAGATTCTTTTGCCGCCGAGAAATAAGCAACTAATGTTAGAAAACCTAACACTTCACCTTTAATTGTCTTTGCATCTTGTGATATGCCACCCAGCCGAGTGGGAAATCTTGTGAACCAATCAAAGAAGAAACCCTTTCCCCATGATCCAAGCATGATTTGCAATCTTGTATCGTCATCAAGTTTAGATAAATCGTATATAAGTTTTTTAGCCATAGTTCTCTCCTCCTATGTTGTATTGTTATTATTGTAGTGTCTCTTTACGGTATCCAATTCCAAGTAAGAACAACATCGGATACTGAACATAAGTTATCTCTTAAAAACTCTAACGCTGAATCGAAATCTTGAAATTCCCATAGCTCCCTATCAGCGAATCCATAATCTTCATCTCTTGATACAATGTATCTAGGTCCAGAATATTCAAGTTGAGCTATACGCAAGGTGAATACTCCGTTGCTGTAAAATCCCTTATCAAAAGAAAAACATATTTCTTTCAAAGCTTTTTTCTCTTCACTAGTAGCGTAATTGTTAGTATTAAATTCA